ACTGTTTTAACAGGTGGCACTATTGGCGTTGCAACTGCTGCAAAAGTAACATATGACAAAGTGGATGCTTCGAAAGTAACGAAAGCAGATGTTATTGGTGGATATGACAGTGCTGCAGGTAAATATAAAGGGCTTGAATTGGTCCAACAAGTTTATCCAAGATTAGGTGTTGTCCCAGGTCTATTAATCGCTCCTGGCTTTTCACAATATCCAGATGTTTATGCGGTAATGGTGGCAAAAGTACAAAAAATCAATGGAAGTTTTAATGCCGATGTTGCAGCAGATATTGATACTACAACCGTTACAAAATATGAAGATGTACCAACTTGGAAAAATGACAATGGCTATACAAATGCAAAGAGTTCCGTATTATGGCCAAAAACAAAAATTGGAACAAGGATTTTACATGCAAGTTCCATTTATGCTGCTTCTTTGAAAGCATTGGACGCAACAACAGAGGATGTTCCAGCAGAATCACCATCTAACAAATCAATTGCTATTAGTGGCGCTTGCCTAGCGAATGGAACAGAAGTTTATCTTGATCCAGTTCAAGCTAACTATTTAAATGGACAAGGAATTGTTACCTTCATAAATTGGGGTGGATGGAAAGTTTGGGGTAACAATACCGCAGCTTATCCAGGCACGACAGATCCTAAAGACCGATTCATTAATTTAAGAAGACTAATGAACTGGTGGGGAAATAGCTTTGTGGTTACTTTCTGGAGTGAAATTGACGATTTAACAAGTACTCGATTAATTGAGGGCATTGTGGACAGCGAGAATATTCGAGCAAATGGATTAGTAGCTGCAGGTTATATTGCTGGCGCAAGCATTGAGTTTAGGGAGGAAGATAATCCTCAAACTGATATCTTAAATGGAAAAATTACATTCCTTACAAAAATTGGTGGTTATACACCAGCAGAACAAATTGTAAATACTCTTGAATTTGATCCAACATTCATGACTAACAGTCTATTTGGAGGTGCGTAAGCATGATTATACCTGCTAAAGTTGCTAATTTTAATGTATATGATGACAAGACAAAATTACTAGGAGTATCCGGAGAGATTACTCTGCCTAACTTAGAATCAATGACTTCTACAGTAAGTGGCGCAGGAATATTGGGGGAGCTTGAAACTCCAAACGTAGGGCATTTTGGAAGCATGTCTATTGAGATACCTTGGAGATCCCTATTAGATAAGACGTTCAATTTTGCTGCTTATGCAGGTAGATCGTTAAGTCTAAGAGGTGCTGTTCAACAAGTTGACTCTAACACTGCTGCCCTGTCCTATTACCAAGTGAAAATCACCATAAAATACATGTCAAAAGGACTTGATCTTGGTAAATTATCGCTAAATTCAACGATGGAATCCAAGAACACTCTTGAGGTATTTTATATAAAAGTGGAAATCAATGGGAAAACAACATTAGAATTGGATAAATTAAATTCTGTTTACAAAGTAAACGGAGTCGACCAATTATCAGCAATCAATAAATTAATCTAAGAAAAGAGGAAATCATAATGACACAATTAGAAAAAACAACAAATAACACAGCATCAACAACTACAGAATCCAACGAAAAAGGCATTGTTAAATTTAACAAGCCTTTTTCTTTTGACGGAGAAACATTTACACAGATTGACGTAAGTGGTGTAGAAAATTTAACAGGTCAGGATTTAGACGATGCAGAAAACATGCTATTGCGTGTAAATAAGCCTTCTATGGTTCCAGAAATGAGCATGACATATTTGTTTTTCCTTGCTTCTAAAGCAACTGGAAAGCCACAAGAGTTCTTTTTCCAACTGCCTGCAAAAGACAGTTTAAAAGTTAAAAGAACGGTGACAAGTTTTTTGAACGCAGCGGAGTAATAAGCTTTCAAGATGGAAAGTACAAGAAAAATTATGACCGTAAAACCTTAAATAAAGTCTTCATCAAGCTAGGAATAGCGACCAAAACACCTAAAACATACTTCCGAAATCTTACTTTCTTAAATCTTTTAAGAGAAATAGAAGATGTTAAAGAGGTGTTAGATGACAAATGAATAATGCTCAAGCCTTTCAAATAGCCTTCCAGCTTGGTGGACATATAAATCCTTCGTTCCATCAAGCTTTTAATACTGCCAATTCAGCGCTTAGTAATACGGAAGCAAATACAAACGCACTAAGTCACAGCACTGAAAATCTTCAAACTGGCATGAGCCTTTCATCCAAAGCAGCAATACTTGGTGGTTCAGCAATTGGAGCAGTTGCCGTCGGTTTAGGTGCTGCTGTTGTTGCTTCTGATGAATATTACAATGCTATGAAGCAAGTCCAAGCCGGAACAGGTGCAACGGCTGATGAAATGAAAGAAATAAAAGAGATTTCCAAGAATCTCTATAACAATAATCTTGGAGAGGATTGGAATGATTTAGCGGCTGCCATTCAAGAAGTTAAATCTGTCACGGATTTATCGGGGCAATCCTTAGAAACAGCAACCAAATATGCCATTCAATATAGGGATGTATTTGGAGAGGATGTTGCGGAATCCATAAAAGCCAGTGACACCATGATGAAAAACTTCGGTATTACTGCCGAACAGTCCTATAACCTTTTAGCACAAGGGGCGCAACAGGGGCTTAATAAGTCGCAGGAGCTTTTGGATTCGGCAAATGAATATTCGGTGTACTTCAAAACGCTTGGCTATGATGCAAATGAGATGTTCGACGTCTTCAATACTGGATTAGAAAATGGCGCCTTTAACCTATTAATTTGGGCTTTATGGTGGCGACACCATATCGAAACCTCCTTAACTCATGGGACGCACCTAACGTCAATGACGAAGGGCAATCATGAACGAAGCCTTGAAAAAGGACCGTGCAACGACTATCGGTGAGAAACCGAGTACACGCAAGCGCGTGGAAACAGGAGGGGGCTCTTAGAGTCCTTGATATAGTCTGAACTACATGGAGACATGTAGCAGTCATAAAATGACGGGCAAGGGAGTAGCGAACCTTGTTGAACATATTGAGATAAAGTGGGCGACGTTGTAAAAGAATTCGGTATTCGGATAAAAGATGGAAGTACGACAACATCTGATGCGTTAAGTTACCTGTTTAGATCAAATGGTTTCGACGATTACATGACGAAACTCCAAAACGGAGGAACAGCAACCAAGCAATTTATGGAGCTTGCTAGTCAGGTGGGTAGGGAAAACGCTGCTGCACTAGTAAAGGACTTGCAAAGTTCCGGTGCAGCCTCCGAAAAAGCCTATAAGAGCATTGAATGGACAATGGGTGGAGCTGGACAATTTCTGAACGCTCTTTCTTCAGGAGCTTTAGAAGGCAAAGATACCATGCAACAGGTTATCCAAAAAATCTCTGAAATAGGAGATACAAGCATTCAATCACAAATGGCTGTTGCGCTTTTTGGTACTCAAGCAGAAGATCTTGAGATGAAAACTCTATTATCACTTGGAAACGTACAAGATTCCTTCGATATGACGAAAAAGACGATGGAAGAAGTCGGGGAAATTAAATACGACACCATCGGCAAAGCCATTCAAGGGATAGGAAGGCAATTTGAAACAGAATTTGTCATTCCGATAGCGGATAGAGTGCTTCCATACCTAAATAGTTTTTCTAATTATTTAGCGGATGATCTTTCAGGAACCATTCAAAGTTTCAAAGATATTATGGTTACTGTTACACCAATCATTGTAGGCTTGTCTACAGCATTCTTAGTGTATAAAGGTACTCTAATGGGAATAGCTGCAGGACAAGTTGCTTATAACGCTATTCAAACAGTAAGTATTGCTTTATACCATGCTCATCGTGCTGCCATGATTGCTTATACCCTTTCAGGTGGTGGAGTGAAAGGTGTTATTGCTGCAATTAGAGCATCTATGATTGCTTTAAATGGAGCAATGTTGACCAATCCATTTATATTGGTGGCTGCTGCCCTGGCTGGCTTAGTAGTTGCTTTTATTGCTGCTTATAAAATGTCCGATACCTTTAGAAATAAAGTGGACAGCGCCTTTGCAAGTGTACGGGGAATTGTTTCTTCGAGCGTTTCGTATGTAACTGAATTGGCACCACAATTATGGCAAGGTTTTTTGGATTATACAGCCGATACATTTGCAACCATTCGTTCAGCATATGATGAAACCATTAACTATTTTGGCACAAAAGCAAGGGCAGCTGCAGACTGGTTCAACGGTTTACAAGGTCCTGCTAAAACGGTAGCAGATTATATAACGGGCTCCTTTTCCACAATCGGAAATACTATTGCAACCCTTTCACCGTTAATTGGGCGACTAGGATTATCCTTCTTAGGAGTAACTGGTCCTGTAGGTTGGGTGATTGCTAGTGTCATTTCTATAGGTGCCTTTTTATATAAACTCATAAAGTCAAATGATGATGTGCGTAATTCGCTCGTAGGTTCATGGGAATTAATTAAAGGGATCTTTGTTGTTTCATTTGAGTCCATAAAAAGCGCAGTTGCACCGGTTATTCCTATATTAGGTACTATTGGTCAGACTTTGTTATCCATGCTCATGCCGGCTATTTCAGAAATAGCTACTTCCTTTGCTACATTAGGACCTGAGTTTCAAAAAACAGGTCAAATTATAGTGGAAAGTTTTGTTCTATTAGGTCCGGCTTTTGCGGAATTAGGTGGAGCTTTTGGTCAATTGTTCCAAGAATTCGGAAACTTATTTTCAAGTTTTGCAACATCTTTGGTTCCTATGGTGATTGATGGAGTAACGACTTTACTGCCTGTCCTGGTTAACCTATTTACTACGTGGTTTTCGCTAACATCGGAGATTGCTAGTATTGTGTTGCCTTTGTTATTAGGTGCTGTAACGTCTATTCTGCCGTTAATCGTGTCCTTAATTCAATCAAGTATGCCATTAATTGTAAATTTAATAAGTTTATTGATTCCGGTAATTATGGATATTGCTAATTCTGTTCTTCCACTGTTATTGCAGGGAGCACAGTTGATTTTCCCGTTAATACTCGCAATAATTCAGGCCGTTTTACCTTTAGCTATTAATTTAATTGGTGATTTAGTTCCCGTTATTATGTTAATTGCACAAGTTGCCTTGCCTTTAGTACTTCAAGTGGTCCAAATGGCATTTTCATTAATTTTGGGAATTATCCAGTCAGTGATTCCAATTGTCACCTTATTACTTGAGGGAGTAAGTATCTTTTTAACTAGCATATTGGTTCCAGCGATCCAATTCTTGTTGCAAATAGTGCAGTTCGTGTTCCCGTTAATTTTAGGGGTTATCCAATTAATCATTCCTGCAATCACTTTATTGCTTCAAGGTGTCGCCTTATTTTTAACAAATATTTTGGTTCCAGCGATCCAATTTTTGTTGCAAATTGTGCAGTTCGTTTTTCCGTTGATCTCTACAGCCATAAATAACGGACTAACGTTTGTTACTGGAATTTTAAAGACTTTTACCTCCCTGATCCAAGGAGATTGGTCTGGAGCCTGGGAAAACATCAAACAAACAGCACAGACAATCATGAATAACATTATTGATTTCTTTAAAGCGATAAACCTATATGATACCGGAAAGGCCATTCTTAATGGATTAATAGATGGTATCAAATCAATGGCAAATGCAACAATGAGTGCTATTGGTGGTATCGTAAACGGAATTATAAAAGGGATCAATTGGGTGCTGGATAAAGTCGGTGTAGAAATTTCTTTAAATCAATGGGAAGTACCTCAATATGCAAACGGTACTGGATCACATCCAGGAGGTTTGGCCATTTTGGGTGATGGTGGCGGTCCAGAATTATTCCGCACTCCAACTGGATTTGTTGGAATGAGTCCTGGCACTGATACACTCATGAACTTACCAAAAGGGACGCAAGTTATCCCACATAGAGAAACACAGCAGATCATGAACAATTACAATATTCCTGCTTATAAAGAAGGCACAGGCGTTTCAAATGCCCTTAAAACAGGCTGGAATTGGGTGAAAGAAAAAGGGTCTGAAATAAAAGATACGGCATTAGATGTTTGGAGCTACGTTTCTGAGCCATCGAAACTAATGGATAAAGTACTAGAACAATTTGGAGTAGTTGCTCCTACTCTTTCAGGGGTCCTTAATGATGTAAGTCAAGGAACATTCAAACTGGTTAAAGAAAAAGCCGTTGAGTATGTGAAAGAGAAGATTGCTGGTTTTGGTGATTGGAGCGGTGGAGGTTCTGCGGCGTCTGGTGATGTGACAAAGTGGTTAACAGCTGCGATTAATATTACTGGTGTTCCAATGTCTTGGTTAGGACCACTGCAAACAATGGCCATGAAAGAAAGTGGCGGAAACCCACGAGCCATTAACTTATGGGATTCCAATGCAAAAAGAGGAACACCATCCAAAGGATTATTGCAAACCATTGATCCTACGTTTAACGCTTATAAGCTTTCTGGAATGAATGATATTTGGAATCCAATCCATAATGCTGTAGCGTCCATTCGCTACACACAAGCAAGATATGGTTCCATCTTCAACACGCCTGGTATTGCATCAATGGCAAGTGGCGGAGGATATAAGGGTTATTATCAAGGCGGAACGACTCCAAATACTGATTACTATTGGGCTGGTGAACGCGGACCAGAATTAATCAAACTGCCAGGCGCAACGCAAATAAGCTCCAATACTTCGAGTAGATCCATGTTAGACGGATTGCTAAGAAGCTTTATGAGTTTTAGCAGCGACAATTCAAGTGTTGTTAATAACGGAAATAGTGGAAACAAAATTGATGTTAATTTTGCACCTGTTATTAATGTAAATGGAAAAAGCGGCAACTTGTATCAAGAAGTATTAGATGCATTACGAACAGCAGAAGGAGAACTGAAAGAGATGTTAATTCGTTTGCTGCTTGAGATTAATAACGATAAAGATAGGACGAGCTTATCATGA